ATCATTATCCTAATTCTAACGGTATCACCGTTGGTCTTCCAGATGGTAATCTTCTCAGCGTACCAGCCTTCATAATATCGAGTGTGAACAACACTATCGATATCAGATCCAACAGTATCTCCAGGAGTCAAAGAGTGCTTACTCATGATCCTTGGATGATTTGATTTTCTCTCAGGATGTAGATCGTACTTATAATTACGACAGACCAGGACATGTGGGAAGCCGTTGGTATCGATCTCATAGTAAGCATCACATATGGGAAGAACTGTCCACGTTTTTAGATGCGAGCGACCGTGACCATCGATATCATAGATATCATGATCATAACCGTGACTGATCCACGTATCTGGTGTCTTATTACAAGACATCATGAAGAGTGCAACAAGAGTTGCTATGAAGGTGTGCTTCATTGGTTGTTGATTTAAGGTTAGTGCAATGTTGGGAATCGAACCCAAGGACACCCCTCCGGATTGAGAGGTGTCCAACCATTCATCACTAGACCGAAGTCTATTCAAGCCACTTGGCTATTCTTCCTAGCCTTTTGGCTTTGCGAAGCCACTTCTGATGTTTCTCCTCATAGTAGGAGGGATCTTCTTCTGCAAGGAAGAAGGCTTCGTTCATCTGAACCACATCCTTGATATTGAGCGCAGCATCTGAGCATGCTTTGCGTAGATCATTAAGCTGCCATGAAATGATGAAGAAGCCCATAGCTATCAAGACCAGCATCATGAATACCACTTTCACATCTGTTTCGGTGAGTACATCTTTTTCGATGACCCACCAGATGAGTATTGGTATAGATGCTATTGTCATGAATAGCGATACGACTACATCAAAGGCAGTCTTTCTTACTTTTTGAATCGAGGATACGATTCTGGGATCAGAAAATTGTGTCATTTTGATTGTTAGGATTTAGACACGATGCTGCAATTGAAGGCTTGCAACTTAGCCTGTACTATTGTAGTGCCTATAGGTATTATTAGGCAAAACCAAAATGTCGTGTTGACCCAGCGGGGGGACTGCCCCACTGCGCAGACATGGGGGCCGACCTTCTAGATAGCCCCCACTCCTAGCGCAAACAGAAAATTTTGAGAAACCGTTTATACGGTAAGAGCCACGACACAGATGGTCGTGATCAGAAGAAGTACTATGATGATGTCGCTGTCAGGCTTGACCGCGCGGTATTTGGTAGTGAATGACCTTATCATTCTGGGGGTCGTTTTTGGTCAGGCAAAAGTACACTAAGAATAGTGTGCCGTCTTCAAAAACTTGATAGAATAAACGCATGGGGTATCAACCCCCCTTGGAGAGAAACCGGGGGGTTAGATATCGAATACTGGGATTAAGGCAGTCATCTCTGACTTGGTGAGGATGTTATCGATCCTCCAGTGATCAGCCCAAGTTCTGAACTCTGCTGCTGAGATAGGATTGGCGTAATTACCGTTGGCATCACATTTACCTATTTGGATGATTGACTTATTCTCAGTGAGACTGTCGAATGTTCTGGCATACTGCATCCAAGTGTAAGAATGCTCTACACCTTCTTCATCAGTGTATGAGGAGCCAGTAAAGGCAGAAGGAACTTCTTCTTTTAGGATATTAGTATCTACTTCTACACCACCGATGAATCCATGGATTTCGGTTTTGGTGTTGTAAAGCTCTACCATCTCTTCTTTAGAGAGGGAGGGATGTTGAGTAGTAACTGTTGGCTGGGTTAAGTCTTTCATTCTTCTTCGGGTTCAGGGAAATATTCAGGATGTAGTTCTTTGCATTTATCTGTCCACTCTTTAATAGCAGAGCTGTTGCCAAATACATGGAGTCCTGGAGGTGGGCACCAAATCATATGGTCATCCCATGATGGCTCAACCTCGGCACTCCACAGCACATCAACGTGATATGTGGTTGACATTACTGGGGGATTCTCTTCGTCACCAGGAGTCTCTACAATGTGACCAAGCTCTACTACAGTATGGGGATGCTCTTCTCCTAAAGCAGTGATAGCTGCCTTGGCTGTATCAGCATCTACGAATTGGTATTTACGGAATGTTCTCATGTTGTCAAGGTAATACAATCAGCGTCAGAGAGGGGATCATCAAATACTAAGAAGCTTTTTAAATTTGTTGGAGACTGAATTGTAAAATCTATTCTACCTAGATTATACGCTGTTAAACCTGAAGCACTACGTTTAGTAGTAATTCCATTGAATCTGATAAACATATCATACGACCCGTCTCCATTTGCTCTAAATACTACCTTACCAGTATCACTACGATTAGCATCTACATTAGTACCAAATGCATATGTACTATCTTCATTAAAGTAAGGTGTTATGACATGTTCACCATTCCTTGTAAACATTCTGAAACTTTGATAGATTGCAGTATTCGCAAAATCTTTTAGATTCAGAAACTGTTCATTTGAGACTAAAGGCATGTTGTCTAAGTGCAATTCAAAGAATACAGTAAACGTATTGTTTGATGTAGGATCTATGGTTTGAAGTGGAATACTATCATTGCTCCTAGTAGCAGTAGCACCATAAGTGGAAATGTAGGATGTGGGGTAAGAACCTTGTTCTAGTTGCATCGCTGTAGCAAATACTGAAGAAGAACCATCTCGATCTGCATTTATATTATTATCTGTTTCTGCAGGGGCAATTTTAGTATTTACCACACCTGTGTTATCGGCAGTAAAAACCATTATACATCTATACCACCCATTTCCAAAGGATTCAATACTACCTGTTGCACCACCGCTTTCAGTTCCTACCTGTCCTGTAGACAAATTAAACCAGACACGCTTATCAGAACTTGTTGCCGCACCATCAAATGAAAAGTATATAAAATTTAATTGGTCTGCTTTTGCAAAAATAGAAGCCGTGTAAGTAGTAGAAGCCGTTAAACTAATAATTTGGAACAAAGCAAGTCTACCATTACCCCCCGAGTTAGAGTCTATTATTTGACTTACTCTAACACCCTCTATTGGACAAGTAGTATTTGAAAAATTTACTAAAGTAGAAGAGTTCTTTGAATGGCCGTTTAAGTATTCTGATTGAGTAATCAAATTAGTTCTACTCGGCTCCATCAACAATGATGGTGTGCCACCAGTGTAGTCTATTCTTGGTAGGGCTTCTAGGATACCAGCAAGTCCACCAGTAACATAATCTACTTTGTCTATATACTCTGTAGCTACTAAACCATACTCTGCTTGAAAGTTTTGTATGTAAACAAAATCTCCACTAGTTCCTCCAGCAACTCCTGGGGTCCCATCAGTTGTTGGATAGAATCTTACCTCTGTGTTGTTAAAGTATGCTGTCAATGAACAACGATACCAACCGTTACCAACGCTTTCTATTTTAGAATCTAATAAAGCGGAACCTTGAGTGTAGGTTACACTACCGTTTCCAGTTAATTCGAAATAAACTTGATTACCACCAGTAGTCCAAATAACAAAGTAACTTAGGCTACCTGCCTTTACATAAAGGCTGTAAGTAAATACAGCGGTTCCTAAACTACCGGACTCTAACCATCTCAAGTAATCTCCTGAACTAGTGCTTTTGATTAGTTTCCAAGCATTATTGGTTCCATCATAACCAGCCTCTCCTGAAGAAACAGTAACACCAAAAGAAGTCTTACCTATACTAAAATTATTGGAGAAGCCTACAAAATTTTCTCTACCCTTTTTAATCAGACCATTCTCATCTACTCTTGTAGCAGCAAGGTTGGATCCTCTAGTAAATGTAAAGTCACCACTACCATCTGTAGGTTTGATAGAATACAACTTACCATCCTTGATACCATCTGGTACTAACGCAAGACTTGCTTTATCAAATACTCCCATCTTAAATGCTGTCTATTATAGTTAATGTATTTGTCTGACCTGCTGCTAACGTACCACCATCTGCCAATACTCTAGTTGAGTATGGTGTGTAGATTGGGTGATAGTTCTTTTGCAGGTAGTCATACACTTGTTGCTTCTGAGCTGCAGTCAGCTCATCAGTGTAAGCAAGAATGTTGTGAACTTGGTTTGGAACAACAAAGTGTGCAAATAGTCTGTGGAGGTATTCGTAGTCATACCAGCTCTGATACATATCTGCAAACGTGACATCTTTCAGAGTAGGCATCTGAATAACTCTAACTGACTCTATATATATCAGATCCTCAAAGGCGTCGTTGTTTATTGTAAAGTCGGTACCATTAAGACCTTGCAGTCGTAATGAGATAGTACTACCACCAACATCAGTCAGTGTAAATGGCCCAAACATTTCTTTTCTCCAAGCACCAACAGCATCTGATGTAATGCTAACATTTGCTTGCGGGAAGTTAAATGGGTTTGAAGAATCTTGTGCACCCCAACCAGTCCATACTCTAAACCCATTGATTTGATTGTTGGTCGAAGGAAGCAAGAACCTTACCTCTGCATAGAATACCTGGTTACTACCATCTACGTTTGTTCTTAGCTCAAGAATGTTATCCATACTTGTAAGAACACCGTGCTGTAGGTTTGTACCGCTAGCTGCAGTGTAACGCAGACAGTTATCAAAGCTAGTAGCGGCATCATCAGTTACACCATCTATATTAGCTGCTACTGAACCATTTGCACCAACTATTGCTGCAAAACCATCAGTCGTTGATGAAAAGTCTGAAGTATACCTTTCTGCATTTTTAGTAAAGAATGGTGCAGTTGTAAACTGACGATTCAATACTTCAAAGGTTGCAGTGTGAGGAAAGTTTATCTCTGTCTCAGCATCATTGTGCCATTTGCCAGCAGGGTTATCACTAACCTTTGTGTACCCAGAAATAGTTGGGTTCAATCCAAGAGGCACTCTTTGAATAATAGTACCCGTTGCATCATCATCGTATAAGCTAAACCCTTTCTTGAGGTTCCAGTGGAACTGATCTTGCTTGATCCAGAAATCAGATAGAGTGGCGTTGACTATTGTACCATGATTGTTATTACCAGACACATCATAGACTGTGGACCCATTACCTGCACTTGGTACTAAAAAAATCTCAAGACTATCTGTATCCATGTTGTATGGATCAATAGCTCTTGCTTCCTCAATAGTCATCGCTTTACTGTGTAGTGATGCCCAAGCAAGAGTTCCTCCAAGACCTGGACCACTATACCTTTTACCAATCATATCGTAAGGAGCAATAGCTCCAGATTGAGCAGGATCTGTAGTTACAGTTCTTGAGTCATTCTCTACTACGAACGATATGGTGTTTGCTGAATCGTTTCTAATGATGGAAAACTTCTGCCATTTATCAACCACTTCTTCATCTGGGATATGAGGGCTGAAATTATATATGCCACTATGACCAGCAGCATAGTAGTAAAGCCTTTGATCACTAAAAAATAAAAGTCCTTGCGAAGTATTATTATCTGTAAATAATTCTCTGTTTGTACTAGCTCCAGCTAATGAACTATCTAGGTAAGCATAGAAGGTCATAGTAAAATCACTCACATTGATTTGACTAAAGTCAACCTTGTGAGGTGTATCTAAATACGCACCGTTACTATTAACCAGACTAAGAGGTTGTGCTACCTGTCCTTTGTAGGTTAGTGGGTTACCGAGTACATCCTCATCTACACTCTCGAAGAATATCTTGGTTACATTGCCCGTACCTGTGTTTGTAATATTGACACCACCATTGAAGTCATTGGCACCATTCCATACGGTGCCATCACTTAGCTTGAGGTAGGCAAGAATAAAGTCAGTGCTGTATGTCTGAGGAAAGAATCTATCAAAGGTATAGGTACCTTCGTTTCCTAGAGTTCCGGCGCTAAGATTGTGACTTACAATTAAATTACCATCTCTATCAAAAAGATCTAATTGTCCAACAGTTCCCGAAGTACCAGCCGGTGCCTCTACAGTTTTAGTTACCTTAAGTAAATAAAAATCATTGTTAGGTATATCTATGCTAGCTACAACCGTTCTCATTTGATTCTGACCACCATTGGGCCCAAAGAATCTAAAGTCTACCCCTGACGCTATATTAGCAAAAAACTGAGAGCCTCCGCTAGTATGTGTAGCCCAACTCCCTGTTTCACTATCAGGTTCACCAGTGCCTACTGTAGCAATACCAAACTCCATCCAGTCTCCAGGATTAGTAAGACCAGCAAATGCAGTGTTTAAGTCTATGAAGTTATTAGCATGATCCGGGATATAGTAAGCATACTTACCAGCATTGTATAAAGGAATGTCTGTCACCCTTGGTCTTGGTATATAGACATTTGGTTGAGTGATGACTATGTTTTTGAAATAAACTTTTGCGCCATCATCATCAATTGTATTGCCACCCGATGCCGTTTGTATACGCAGTTGAATAGAAGTAGTTACTGCCGTTCCTCCTGTCACGCTCATTGTTTGCCAACTACCTGTCACATTGGTGTTTGTTTGAGTTGCACCCGACAAACCTGTCACTTGTAATTGACCTATCTGTGACCCCGATGGAATGTAGTAGTCAAATTCAACTTTATGCTCTTGACCATTTTGATATACAAATGATTTAGTAATTTGATGAACTTGACTGCCATTTGTAAGTTCTACCTCAAGAGCGTTCTCAACCCCTAAAATTGTTACCCCTCCTGTTGATATAGTATCATCATTGCTCCATCCATCTACTCCACTTGAAAAGTCAGATGTGTACATATTTAAAGGAGAATACCCATCTGTATTTAAGAATGTACCTTGATCACCATTTGTGATTCTTATATCCTCAACACGGAAGGTTGATATAGTGGCATTGTTGATAGTACCGTGGAAGTTATTCATCACACGGTTGTAGCAGATAGTACCCGCACCTTCTTCAAAGGCATACTCACCTATAACAATGTTATCTTCTTTGATTTTTAGATATCCCAGGATACCATTGAAGTAGTTTCCTAATGTGGTATACCTTCTACCAAGCATTATTAGACCCGCACCAGCAATGGCGGATGTAGGAGTTATGGTAAGATTAGTAGCTCCGTTTACTGTAAGTGTTGCAGTATTATCGCTGTAGCTGATAACAAGGATATACCTTGTGTTTGTTTCAACAGCAAATGAGGTATCTCTACCAACGACGTCTCCTACTCGAAGGCCAAACCTCCAGTCAGAACTATAGTTTTCAATTCTAAGCTGAATACCTGCAGCTTGACCTGCATCATCTGTACAGAAGATGTCCTGAGTACCTACAATTGAGTTTCCTGTAATTATCTCAAGAGTAACCTCAAAGCTAGTTGGAGTATCTGTTGACGGATAAGTTTTTGAGATTGATACATAATCAGTACTATCCGTAAACTGCAATGCACGGGCTTTGTGCCAAGTACGAGAGGTATCTACATCAGGGGTCTCATCTATGACTTCAGTATCACCTATGTTTTTCTTGTGAAACCAGGCACCACTGAGTAGGTCAAACGATAGCTTTTTTAGCTTATTGACACCAGAGCTAAATCTACGATGCCACCAAGGATGGGGGCCATTTAATGCTTTCATGAATAGGCAGGTTGAGCATAGAGAATGATCTGTCCTTCAGATAGAGTCGTTCCTTGCTTAACCTTTAGGGGAATGCCTAATCCTTCACCGAGTACCGGAGTAACGGATCCAGTTGCAGTGTTACCAGAGAACGAGCTGAATACAGGGGTGACTGTTGCGATTACGTAATCGAACTCTAGGTAATTACCTTCTGCATCAGTCGGCCACGAACCAGCGTTCGTGCTGTCAAGTACAAAGGGTTTAACCTCTCTGTTGATGCCCCACTGAGCATCGAACAGTGACTTGACGCCTAACCAAAGTTTTTTGAAGTTCATTGCAAAATATAGTTTGATCAAAGATACAATAGTGCTTTGTAGAAGTTATTACAGAATTTGTATTATTGTAGCATGAGCAGAAAGTTTGATTCTACACACGAGGAAATCTTTCAGTGGTGGCTTGATGAAGCAAAAGCAGCTGGGCTGGTTACCGTGGATATTTTGCCATTACCGTATGAATTGACACCAGCCGTAAAGGTTCCTTTTCAGAAGATCGGTGTTACAAAAAACACAGAAACTACCCGCGAGTTATTCAAGCCATGGACGTATACGCCTGACTTTGTGTTCTACTGGGCACCAGAGGCCAAGGGTAAGTTGTTTGTTCCATACAATGAGCGTACAAGTAAGGATTCAACAAGCGCGTTGTTTTGGGCAAACCAAGATGTTACCGGTGCATACTATAGCGTCATAGATGTAAAGGCTGCAATCAACAGATTTGGACGCAGGGATTCAGACGTAAGGTTTCCATTGTGCCAAAAGGTAGTATACCAACTCAAAGGTGTTTATGTACAGAAGATCTTTATTTACCCTGTAGGCAAAGACAATCCAGACAAGACATTGATTGGTGCTACATGGGTTCCTCAGAACTACAAACCAGAGATGTTCTACAAGAGAGACTACAAACGTAACGGTGAGGTTTTGCACAAGATGGGTGATCCCAAAGTAGATTGGCCATTGCGCTCTGTTATTGATTTTGCAGTTCTCTAACAGTTTTTGTTATATTTGCGATAATGAAACCGAATATCAATGTAAGAACTCCTGACCGAGAAGAGCAGATTCGTAAGTTTTTGCAGTTCACGAGAAACATTACGCATTCGTTGACAATTGCAGAAATAGAGATTGCTACGCATTTGATACTGAAGTGTTCCCCCGGCAAAGGGAGTCTTGACGAGGCTCTCAAGTATTCGAACCGAGCGGATATACGAGACTTACTGGATTTGACCGAAGGCAACTTCAACACATCCTTGTCTCGTATTCGCTCGAAGGGATTCATCAAATCCAAAGTTGATTCAGCTACGAACACAAAGACTGAGTGGATAGACGATATCTACACGCTGCCTCTGATTAAAAACTTCAATCTTGTAATTGGATTTAGTCATGCAGAAGAGAGTGAGTGATATTGTTAGGCGCGTTGGTGCAGAGATGGGGATATCTCCAGATCACGCAGAACTGATGTTCAGAGCACCATGGAAACACACCGTGGATACGATACGCACGAACGACGAACTTACCGAAGAAACCACAGAAGACGATCGACCTTATTTCATTCACAAACACCTTGGAACATTTCGCATAAGCGAAAAACGTTTACAGAGACTTAAAAGTAAATTCCTCAAAAATGGCGAAAAACAAAAACCAAGCCTTTGCGAATCTCAACAATCGCAAGAACAACAAAGCTCTCAACAAGGAGCTGACTCGTAGGGATGCGTTGCCCAGTGCATCCGTGATCAACAGTGGCGAATCTCTTTCCGACGAAGAAAGGCTCAAAAACTTTGACGACGAAATGATGCGTATTGCATGGTTGACCTATCTTACTGATCAGCCGATCGCTACGCCTCTCACTGACCGGATCATGTTACGCATTGACCCTGACTCCTATGTCAAGCAAGACAAGAACATGATGCTTCAGACCAATACGTTTGAAGTTGTCAGAGTTGGTCCAGATCAGACTGTGATCAAGCCAGGTGACTGGGTCATGATGAACGAGCGCTTTTTCTCTAATGGTGCCCAGCGTACCATGTGGGGTAACGGCAGTGGTTTCTTCATCATCGATCCGTCTTGGGCCGTAGCTGTTATGGACCCTATGTGGTCTCGTGATATCGAAAACGAACCCAACGAAGAGTTCAAGCAGAAGTATTACGCTGAGAAGGCTGAGAAAGAAGCTGCTCGTCGTAAGGAGTTGAATCTTCCAGATCTTGTAAATGAGCGATAGTCTGCTTGTAAACTATGACACATCCAATAACTTTTGGGAAACCAATCGCCATTGGCTGAACGTCAAAGTCTTCAAAGCTCACTACAACAAAGATCGTAGTCAGGAAGACGGCAAGACTACAAAACACCGAAGCTCACGAGAAATGTGGGCTTTGGCGTTTTTGTACGATGCTGACCCTACGAATCTCTACAGGCACATGCCAATTGACAAACGCAAGAAGGCAGTTGCTCGTGAGGTACTTGGGGATCCTAATTACGACTGGTCTCAGTTAGAGCATCTTGAAGACTTGGTTGAAGAGATGTGTACGACCCCGGCTCAGCGACACTATGCCACACTGGTTGAGAAGATGAACCAGCGTGACAAGTTCTTGCGTGAAACAGAGTATACCTTGGACAACTACATTACAGACGAACTCACTGGTAAGACCAGGGTTGTCAAGGGTACTGCTGATCAGCTTGAAAAAATGCTTACCAACTCCGACAAGATATACGACGCCTTGGAGACCATACGTGGTAAGATCATTGTGGAGAAAGATCGTAAGAAGGGTTCAGGTAATATGTCTGAAACAGAGCAAGGCTTGATATGATCAGTAATGATGCGTTTCTGGAAAAAGAATTTCCTGACTTCAATCCTATCACACAAAGGACTGAACGCATCAACTATTGGCGTGAGATCAAGCGTCGCTGTATGGAGGGTTACTGGGTTGGTGGTAAATGGATGCCCGGAGAACTCTATACCTACTGCAACATTTGGCATATCAAGCTTAATGACGCAAGCCGAAAGAATGCCGGTAAGGTAATCGCAAGACCCTGGCTCAGGGATATTGACTGGGAGAAAGCCTACATCGCTACAGAAGCATACGGTTTTTCTGGATTTACTAACGATACAGAAAATACCTGCGACCGTCGGTACGACCCCAAAGAGCTTGATTTTAACATTTCAATCGGGCTAATTACAGCTGAGGAAGCTGCCAAGAAAAACTACATACCCGCGTACGATTACCTAAGGCGTAACCACGGTAAGGACCTTGGTAAACCGTTGTACGAGAACCAAGCCAAGAATGTGATAGATATTGAGGCTCGTGGTGGCGGTAAGAGTTACTGGGCATCCGTACAGATATTTCACAACTTTGCTTTTGACGGTAGTCATGACTACGATGCGTACATAACCGCACGTCATAATGATATGCCAATGACATCGGAGACACTGGTGGGTGCAATTTCTGCACAGTACAGTAATGACCTGATGGATAAGTACATAAACGGTCTTGACCATCTGCCCGGTAGTTTTCAGTTTCAGGATGACTTGTTCCCTAGCCCGTTAGCCATATCTGTAACAGGTACGTATGCTGATGGTAAAAAGGGCGCAAAGAATACTCTGTCAGGCAGTAAGCTGCACCACAGGACATTCCACTCGAACCCGTTTGCCGGTAACGGTACCCGTCCATCGAAAGCATTCCTTGAAGAGATCGGACTGTTTGGATCTTTGATCGAGACCCTTGGTGCGATGAAGGATACCACTATGGATGGCTCGTTCAAGTTTGGTACTATCTGGATGTTTGGTACCGGTGGTGATATGGCCGGGGGTTCTACAGAGGCTGCGAAGAAAGTATTCTACAACCCTGAGGAATTTGATTGTTTGTCCTTTGAGGATACCTGGGAAGGTAAGGGTAAGATCGGGATGTTTGTTCCTGCCGACTTTGCTATCAATGACTTTAAGAAGGGTCCCGAAAAGATCACAGACTTTGAGCTTGCGGATCTGGTGCTGACCAGAGAACGAGACCGTCTTAAGAAGGCTAAGTCTCAGGTACCATTCCAGGCTGAACAGCAGAACCGTCCAAGGAAACCATCGGAGGCATTCTTGACCACGGGTCAAAACAAGTTTCCCGGTAAAGACCTTGACCTCAACCTTGAGCGTATACGGGCTAACCCAAGAATACTGGCATCAAACTGGACCGGCTTTGTCACAAGAGATCCGAATGACGCTACTAAGATCCGATGGAAGAATACAGACGACCGTCCGTTCAGAGAGCACCCGCCCGATATAAAGTATGGTGAAGAGGGTTGTATTGAGATATTCGTACACCCCAAGACTATGAAGGAAGGGTTACCGTTTCCATACAGATACATAGCTGCAGTCGACCCGGTAGATGATGACGGGCTGGAGGGATCACTGCAGTGTTGCCTGATAATGGACTTGTACACGGAGACCATTGTTGCAGAGTACACAGGGCGTACAGAGGTAGTTGACGATTGGTATGAGAACTGTCGTTTGCTGCTGATGTACTACAACGCCATATGTCTGTACGAAAACAACAAAAAAGGTTTTTACACACACTTCCGTAATAAGAATAGTCTGCATCTCTTGGCTAAGACACCGGAGGTTCTTTACAGTATGGACGTAAGTAAGTCCCGACCTGATGCTTTGAACAAAAGTTATGGTGTTGTGGCAACTGCCGCTATCAACGAGTTTGGTCGACAGGTTTACAACACCTGGTTGAGAAAACAGGCCGTTCGACACGACGAAGGAATTACGAATGCCATGATACTTAATTCCCTAGGTCTCACGGTAGAAACACGCGATTATAACGCAGATGGAAACTTTGACCGTGTGTCAGCTGCGGAAAAATTGTTTATTTTGTATGCCGATATGATGTTTTATCTCGGGGGTGTTGACGCTGTTTGGGGAGATACTACGAGTTTACCTGAGAAAAAGCCCAACCGACTTGTTGAGCAAGAAGACGATATATACAGTCGGCACATGAACCGCCTAAAGCAGAAAGGCTTATTTAGTTATGGAGAAAAAAGTGAGATACAGCGGATTACCCCCGCAAGTTATTCCAACGTCGAAGAAAAAATCGAAGCGTTGGCTGATCGACAATATCGAGGGCGTTGAGCATATTGGCTCCGCGCATGCCTCGAGGATTCGCGTTGACCATTCTAGAAAAGCTATCAACTTTGATCTTTGGGACGGTAAGCTCAACAAAGATGACATTCTAAACCTGACCGATCCGGATCGCATCATGGATGGAACCATGAGCACCGAGATCCCACACCACCCGATCCTTACAAGTAAGTTCAACGTTCTTATTGGTGAAGAGAGTCAGCGTAGCTTTATTCCTGTAGCCGCAGTTAGTAATCCCACAGCCTTGTCTGACAAAGAAAAGGCTATGACTCAACAATTGACTGCATCTATCCAAGCTGTTTTAAATGATCCTGAAACTACAGACGATCAGAAAAAACAGATCATGGCTGAAGAGCGCAAGAGACTGTTGACCAACTTCCAAGACCAGCGTGAAATCAGAGCCAATCGGATTATCAAGTATTTGTTCCAAGATCTGAGGCTGCGTAAGAAATTTAATGACGGATTCAAAAATGCTCTCCTGTCTGCTGAGGAGATCTACGATGTGAGTCCTATTGGCGATAAGCCTAACATGGAGGTGCTGAATCCACTGAACGTATACACGATCATGGACGGTAACTCCAATCGTATTGAGGATGCCGACATTATTGTGATCGAGAACTACAGGAGTCTTGGTCAAATACTGGATCGTCATCATGAGAATCTTTCCAAGAAAGACATCAAGCAGATCGAAGACCATACCCATGGTTACTCTGCTCCTGGTGAGGATAACTATGTAGGTGGTAAAGAACCTTACTTTACATCGTCTGCATTTGAGACTGATGATCCTGTTCTCAAGACAATTGATATTGCTGAGGCACTTGCTGGTATCAATGGGCACACGTTTGGTCCATACTATGATACTGCTGGAAACATCAGAGAGCTTAGAGTTCTTTGGAGATCCAAGAAACCTGTACAGATCGTAAAGTACCCCAACCCAGCAACTGGTGAAGAAGAGACTATGATCATGCCTGAGACATACATTCCTGATGAGTCCAAGGGAGAGTATGTCAAGACCATCTGGGTAAACTGGTGGTGGGACGCTTACAAGATTGGAGACGATACTTACTTTGGTGGTCCATGTCAGATACAAGTGGTTGACATGACCAACCCATCTATTGTACTGCCACCGATCGTTGGTACTGTTTACAATACCAATGGTGGCCGTGGTGTATCTCTGATGGATCGATGCAAGACCTATCAGTACATGTACAACCTGATCTGGGATCGCCTGCGTAATGCAATGGTCAACTGGTGGCCTCCGATCATGGAGATGGATGATGCCAAAAAACCAGACAAGTGGTCTTTTGAAAAGTGGATGTTCTACGCGCGTAAGATGAATGTACTGCGTGTCGACTCATTCAACACTAAGTCTGAGGGAATGCACAAGGGTGCCCTTGGTGGTAACTACAATACCACGGGTAGGATGCTGTATGCCGATATCGGAAACTACATTCAGCAGTTGGTCAATATGCTTCAGTTTATTGAGCTGCAAGTAAGTATTGTTACCGGTGTAACCAAGCAGCGTGAAGGACAGACCAAGGATCGTGAAACAGCCAGTGGTATTCAGCAGAGTCTGCTTCAGTCTACCAGTATCACAGAACCATTATTTGTAGAGCACGAAGAGACCAAACTTCGTGTTACTCGTCAGCTTGTAGAAACCTGCAAGTATTTGTGGCGTAACAAAAGGTTCCAAGCTCAGTATGTTTTAGACAACGGCAGTCTTGACCTTTTTGATGTAGACGGTGATGAGTTTGCAGACAGCAACTACGACATCAATATTGTAGATGGTTCTACAGTACGCAGGCTTGATCAAGCTATGGATATGTTGGGCCAGGCTGCTATGCAAAATGACCAAGCATCTCTGCTTACACTTGTTGATCTGTACACCTCAGCATCATTGACTGAGAAGCGCCTTACTCTTCAGACAGCTCAGGAAGAAATGCGTGAAAGACGTAACGAACAGCACGAACAACAGAAAGAACTTCAGCAGATGAAGATTGATGCTGCTAAAGAACAGCGTCTTGAAGATCGTATGGACAAGCGTTGGGATACTATTTACCAAGGAAATGTTGCCCTGGAAAGATCTCTAATTCAAGCTGAGTCTTTTGGTAATGTTGAAAACGATAGAGACATTCAAAAGCTTACTGAAAAGAGAGATAAGCTCATGGAAGACATGAAGGATCTTGAGTCTGAAATGCGTGCTCAAAAACGTAAAGTTAAATCCGATAAAGCTAAAGCCAGTGCGTGAGTCATTAAGTGAGATCAGAGAAAGACTTAAAGAGGTTCGTAAACTTCGTAAACAGATGATGGAGAATCCTCTGGAAATGCCTCCTATAGCATCACACTCTTTAGGAGATACACCAGAGCCTCGTGAAAGGAGATCATCTATTATGAAAAACCCAAAAAAGTCTTAATTTTCATTACGTCTATATACTAATACCCTGGTTTACACCGGGGTATTTTTGTTTTGACGAAAATTTATAATTATGGCTCAAAGTAATACCAGCGACACCGAAGTGACATTCGACCTCGCAGAACTTCTTGGAACTGAGGACAATACTGGCGGAGGGGATCCTACCCCTGATTCAGGAACACCCGCACCAGCAGACCCTCCATCAGAACCAAGTGATCTTATTGAACTCCCCGATGACTTATCAAAGCTTGACGACTTTGGTGGGCAAACTTCTGGACAATCCAACAGTACTGAGCCGGGGGCTTCTGATTCAACAGAATCACCGTTTGAAGTCGTCGCTCAAATGTATGTTGATAAGGGGGCCCTTAGTCCAGATGACCTGAAAGAAGTCACTAAAGACGTAAGTGACCTTTCAGAGTTGTACGACCGGATTGAAGCAAAGCGCCAGGATGGTGCTATGAGTCGTTTGACCCCACTACAGCAGCAAGCAGTTAAAGCCTTTGAAGCAGGTGTTGATGTTCAGGTCTTTCAAGACAATCGCAGAGAGCGTGAGGTTCTTGACAAGATTACTGACAAAGTACTTGAAAGTAATGAAGATCAATATGAGATTCCAAAGCGCAGGCTGATTGCTCAACAGATGGTTAAAGTCAAGAACTATTCTGAAAAAGATGCAGATACTCTGGCTCGGGCTATATCTAAGGAAGATTTAGCTCAGGCTTCCAAGGAAGCTAGAGATGCCATGAAAGGTTGGTACGATGATCAGATTCAATCTCAGATTGATGAAGAAATTCAGAATAAAGCAACCGAGGTTGAAAATACCAAGAAGGTTGCTGATGACGTAAAGACCAAGGTTGAAAAAGCTGATAAGCTCTTCGGACTCAAGGTTACCGATCAGCTTCGTGATAGCATTATGGAATATGCCACGAAGAACTACGGTACCGAAAACAAGCCGATGAACTATCTGCAGGCAGAGCTTGAAAAAGATCCTGTGGATACAACGGTTAAGATCAACTGGATCTTGGCAATGACCAAGGGCCTTACCGATCTGACACCATTGCTTAGTAAATCGGCGAGTAATGCTACCAAAGCACTTGACCAGATTATTAGTCAAGGTAGCCGAGGCAGCGCTACCGGCGGACGTGCAACTGCACCTCAGTCAGGTAGTTCGAATAACCCTGATAACGCATTCCAAGGTATCGAAGGTGCTTTGGAGTTATTGTTTGACAAGTAAATATAAACCCCGACTAATCTAAAACCCGATCTATGCAAGTTAGTCCCTTTCAGGTTACGGAGGCCAAAGCAATGGCAGGCCTCGTTCGTAACAACCACTTCCACTCGCTGTATGAGGTTGCTCCTCAGTACGCTGGTAAAGTGATGAACAAGATGCTGTCCAACAAGTACGGCAGCAACATTGAAACGTACCTCGATGGTTTGCCATCTGAGACGTTCGAAACCGATGACGATTATTTCTGGAAGCTCCAGGGTGATCACAACCGGAACATCGAACTGGTCAGTGGTAGCTGGAAAGGTGCTGCAATCACTGGTTCAACCACCCGTGTTGGTGCAAACCACATGCCTTTTGAACTGACTTTCCCCGAGAAGTGGTTCGACGAAGGTCACGTAATCGTTGGTGAGAAGAACGAAATCTATCCGATCTACATCGAGTCTGTTCGTCGCGGTGCCGCTGAAGAGTGGATCTACACTTGTGTATCTGCACTGTCTAGCCCTGATGGAATCCCAGGTTCTGAACTGACTGCTGGTAAGTTGTTCAGCATTGAATTCTCTCCAGTAGAGAGCACAATGTCCATTCGTGGTACTGGTATCCGCCGGGTGACTCCTATCGAATTCCGCAACGGTTTCACAACTGTTCGTAAGGAGAACTCCATTCCTGGTAACATGAAGTCTCGGAAGCTGGCTACTGCTTTCCCTGATCCTCGGAATGACAAGGCCATCGTCTCTTGGATTGAGTACGAAGACTTCATTCTTGAGTATGAGTTCATGGAGGAAAAAGTTAAGGCCATGTACTATGGACGCAGCAACCGCGATGCGGAAGGTCGTTCTTACATGACTGGTCCTTCTCAGAATGAGATCTTGATCGGAGCTGGTCTTCGTGAGATGATGGAGGTTTCTAACGTGTACTACTACACTGACTTCCAGCTGAGCACTCTCGAGAATGCGCTCTTGACTCTGTCTGAAGGTAAGCTCGGAATGGACGAGCGTGTATTCATGCTCCGTACTGGTGAGCGTGGTGCTAAGCAATTCCACGAAGCTGCCAAGGCTGAGGCTACAGCTTGGACTCAAACTGGTAACAGCATTGTTCGCGATACTAACGCTGGTGCTTCTTACCGTCCAACAAGCAGTCCTCTGCACTCTCAGGCATATCAAGGTGGATTCCAGTTCACTGAGTGGTTGTTCGCCAACAGCATCCGTGTGATCGTTGAGGTTGACCACAACTACAGTGACCAGGTACGTCACAAGATCAATCACCCTGACGGTGGTAAGGCCGAGTCTTATCGTTACGACATCTTTGATATCGGAACTGTACAAGGTCTTCCTAACATGCAGAAGGCATACGTCAAGGGAGCTGAGTACATCCGTGGTATCGAAGAAGGTCTGAGATCACCATTCTCTGCTGACTCCGGAACAAACTATAACAAGATGGCAAACCGCAAGGATGCCTGGACTGTTACCTTGTTCTGTCAGTTCGGTGTGATCCTTCGCGATCCAGAGCGTACTATGAGTCTCATCCCTAACATCCTGTCTGCGTAAGTAGAGAGTGTTACGGAAATTGTTGTATTATTGTAACGACGTTATAATAAACAACAATGGCTCAACAGAGAAAATCCAAGTCGGCTAGTCAAACAGCAGTTGCTGAGGCTACGCCGACTTTTTTATTGCCTGACAAAACCGTAAAGATCGAACTGGTTGAGAAGGCACCAATGTTCATCAGAGAACAACGAACTCGTTTTAATCCATTCACTAAAGGTCTTGGTGATAAGACTGCTATTGAATATGATCTTCCTAAGTCTAGTGCAGGCGGTAGGATAAATCCTTTCAACAGTACTGAGGAGCGTGAGTACCTTGAGGAAAGATTGTATCACGAGAAGGGTTGGCTTGATGTTCGTAATCGTAACAGTACTTTCTGGAAAGACTACCGGATTGCCTTGGGTAAACTCGGTCGTGTCCTTAAGCTCAATCAACCAGAGGATTACTTGTTCTATCTGGTGGCCAGAGCTCAGAAAGATCTTGTTGCCCCAAGTGAGGATGAGTACCGTAACAATCCGAAGGCAACTTACAAGTTCATGATCGTTGATCAAAGCCTCCGTGATCGCAGAGAGGCTGAGAGCATTACTACCAAGTCTGAGGCATACGTGCATTTCAACAAGCTCAAGAACAACGCGACTATGCTGCGTCATATCTTGATCGAAAGCATGGGTGGTTCAAGGCTTCCAACCGGTGCAAACAACCACAGCTGGTTGATCAAAGAGATTGACAAGCTGGTTGATGCAGAGCCTACTAAGTTCCTGGAGATTGCCGGTGATCCTAATCTGGAGGTACGGGCGTTTATTCATGACGCAGTACAGCTGCAGGTTCTGGAAAGAATGAATGGTCTGTACTATACCAAAGACGGTAAGCCACTTGCACTTGCGGGAGGAAGTTCCGATCTTCGTGGTGCCGTAGACTTTTTGATCGATGACAACAACAACGAGTTGTATCTCACTCTTCAAAGTCAGGTAGAAAAAGCCCGTGAATAATGACTGCTACTGAGTTTGATGACGAATTTCTATTGAACTACCAATATGCCGGGGGCAATTCAGCTCCCGGCTTTAATGCTTATGCGAGGAGTTTGTTCCTCTCGCGTGCGCAGGAAGAGTTGGTAAAAGATGCTTACAGACAGAGATCCAATACAAGGCTCGAAGGTTTTGAAGCAAGTGAGACACGTCGTCGTCAACTCTCTAACTTGGTTAAGCAGGAGATCATCCTACCTGGTCAAGCGGTTCCTTACAATGTGAACTTTAACATTAGCCCAGACTCTCAGATCTTCAATAACCTTGATCTGAATAAAGTCTTGCGTATTGTGTCTGAACACATTGATGTGGACCCAGCAGTCTGTGGTAAAAAGCAGTTACCGGTATATGCAATAACTCATGATGAGTATTCTAGCTACGTAGGAGATCCTTTTCGTAAGCCTACTAAGGATCATGCGTGGCGTTTGGATACTGGGGTATTTGATGATATCAATAATAGTTTGGAACTTATTACAAATGTTTCTTATATTCGCTATGTCTTACGATATATTCGTCGTCCAAGACCCATCATAGTCGCTGATCTCAGTAATCTTAGCGGTGTTGCGTACTCAATTGATGGCGAGACGTCGGTTCAAACTTCAGAACTTATTGAAGGGTTCCATCCCGAAATCGTCACCAGAGCGGTGCAAAACGCCCTTGAAGCTGTTGGCGACCCAAGGTTCCAGACGCACTTTATAGCGAAAGACAACAGAATTGAATAACTAACCCAACTCTAAAACTAAAATCATGAGTTATCTTGAAGGCGCACCCTCGCGCTTCGTCCTTGTCGGGACACAGTATGAAGACCAATCTGGAGCCACAGTTGATGCCGATGCGGCTGGAACTGCCGGTGACATCACTCTCTTGGACAAAGACGGTGGAGGTTTTGACAGCTCTGGAGCCAATTCTAATGGAGACGGTATTGCTCTCCGTTTGGTTACAGATAATCAAGAAGTAGGCGCTAGCCTTTCTTCTGATATCTTGACTCCAGTATTCTCAGCAGCTGACGTTGTTAAGTACCCATCTGCTGTAACTGCTTTCGCTCAACCTAAAGTACATATTCAGGAACTTGATCTTTCTGGAATGACTATTACTGCTGGCGAAGTCTTTATGATGAATGTTCGCTACCGCAACGTAGGTGCTGTATCTGATGGTCGTTTCTTTGACGTATGGGCTGATCACACTGTTGTTACTAATACAGCAGTAGCTGTTGCTTCTGGTTTGGCTACTCAGTGGAACAAGACCAACGACAAGCGTAAGGTTGATAGCGCTACTGCTTATGTAGGAGCCGCTCTTACTAACTTTACCTCAAAGATCAACAGTGCTAGCCACTTTGAAGTAACTACTGGTTCCAAGACCGTTACTCAATATAACGCACTGAGCGGTGGAGCACCTGTAAATACTACTGCTGGTGCTTTGACCATTTTGGTAAACATTGGTGGGGTTCCTTACAACATGACTACTGCCGGTGGTGTAGCTACATGGACTCTTGATCGTCCATACGAAGGATCTGACTCTGCTCGTTTGGCCGCTGCTGTATTTACTGCAACTGGTGCTGGTAAAGTTTTCTTGATCGGAGACATTCAGTCTAAGATCGACTTTAACCACCCCTTCCGCCCAATCGATTTCGATACTACTATGACAGTAGATGGCGATGAAGCCACTGGTTTGGTTACTGTTGATACTCAGCAGGCTGACATTGGAAACGGTTACGGTCCTCACGTTGCAGTTATCGAAGAGTTGAGCCTCGCTCAGTTCTCTGGTCTGATGTGGACTGAGTATCGTCGGATGCGTACTCGCCGGTTGGAGACTGTTTCAACTAAGCAGTACGATCAGTTCAGCATTACTCTGCGTAAGAATACCGCACAGTATCCAGGATCTGTTGTAAACAGCGAAGCTGAGATTACAGTATTCATCCCTCGGGATGCTGGTGCTGGAAACACAGCTGCTGATCTGTTGACAGACATCCAGGCTAACGACTAATCGTTACGCCTTTTGTAACAAAAGCCTCAGCAACCGCTGGGGCTTTTTTTATATCTTTGATAAAAGCGAAGTCCATGGCATCCATTTATGTCGAGTTTGAGAAAGATTACTCTGAACTCCACGTTATCTCCGATATAGATTTAAGTCCTGAAGGCCCTTTGGATTTGTATCACAACAACGTAAAAAAAGAGTCTTTTGCAACCCCAACTCTGGCAATGAGTTATCTTCAGACTACTTTCGGGGCTCGATATGTATTTACGATTACTCCTACAATGATCGGAGAGTCTACATTCAGTGATGGAATCTGGCATGTTGTTTTCAACGGTAGTAGTGAATTAGTAGCTGGTGATCCCAAGATGAAATGTCTTTGGTGCGCACTTGCTAAGATGCTGAATGGCGACTGTGACTATACTGCTGACATTGAGATCGTAAATAAGATCCATGCATACATGGTTGTTGCTGAGGGTGCCACAAGGGTTAAAGACTTTGAAAAGGCTTACAGCTCATACAGCATAGCCAAGGGATACGCTGACCCATATAACTGTGATTGTACTGCATCATGAGTGTTACGAATCTAAACCTGGATGCAACTAAGGATGTAAATATCACATTTACAAAGGGGTATACCTTTGATGTTTACCTACGCCTTTCTAAGAAGAACACTGATCCAGTTGAGTATTACGATCTAACTCAGTACACATTTGAGCTGAAGTGTAAGTTTTCAAGCTACGATGAAAGTGCAGCCTGGCAGTTCAATACTTCTGAAATTACACAGAACGCAAATGGCGAGCTGTTCCTTCGTAAAGAAGCTGCTGTTACAAATCTGATCAATCCGGCTACATACGTATATGAACTACGGGCTACCAAGACATCTGATGGAACAAGCTCAAGGATCATGGCTGGTAAGATGATCGTTAAAGACGCAGTAAATGATTGAAGAGTTTGATCTTGAAATAGTTGTACGCACATTTGATCCTGAAATTCAGATCAGCGCGTACTCATCATAAGTAGTTTCATACTACAATGACTGAGTTTGATATCCAAATAGCTAACCGTGGGATCGATCCTCACGTTGAGATAGTTATTGCAGAAGCTGGTCAGATAACCATTGTTTCTGCACCAACAGCTGGTACCGATGACGAACTTCGGCCCAGTGTAGGAGGTCAAACAAAAACACTTTACTTTGCTTCAACGGCTGCACTTAGAGTATACATAAGTACTTTGAGCGGTAGCAGCTATCGTTTTGGTTGGATTGTTGATGACGACGATGGCTTTGGTCCGGCAAACGGATTCTTTGATGGTACCGATATCCACTACAATGTGGCAATAATTATTACTTAGAACTCATGGGAAGATTACTAGACGTAGCTACGCAATCGATCAAAGAAAAGATTCAGCTTGAAGGCAGGCCTGTAAATCTTAGCGTTGCTTTGGAAGGTGATGCTTCGGCTTTACCTACAAACTCTTCACCACCTCCATTGTACTTTGACATTGTTGCTGGTGTTATTGATATTGCGGTAGGTCGTGCATTAATGACCAACTCAATTACCATTACATCAAACGCCAAAGGCAGAGTCTCAGGAGTTATTGCTCAGAATGGTATTGGTGACTGGATTGGTCTGTCTAATCAAGATGAGTTTTCATTAGCTGTTAGCGAAGGGGGTTCGACCACTCTTAACTTTGATGGCTTTATACTTGGTCCTGGCTCTAGAGTTTCTTTAACGTTTACACCATATCCTGTGGCGGGTCAAACCGATCCGGATATTGGTATGCACATTAACGGAATTGAGTTTACAGCAGACTTTAATTTTACTGCAACCAAGAGACTTCTTTACTGTGGCGACTCTATATCCTGGAGCCTTGTGGGCAACTGGAAGACACAGGACATGGGTTACAATTATACCGGTAACCGTAAAGAAACCAGTAATCCATATCCAGAATATTTTGGTGACGAGCTTGCTTCATTTAGATTGGTAAATGCTCTGAGGAGTAAGGCTACTCCTGAGAGTATACGTCTTGTAAACAAGGGCTTTGGTGGTTCTAAGCTTGCTACCGATCAGTGGTTTGCATCAAGGTCCGGACTGTATACTCTTCCTTGGAACTTAATGGTAATGCAGGCAGGGGTTAACGATGCCACTGATGTACAGACACCATTGCGTCAACTGACCATGGCTCAAAGAATACAGGACATGGTGACCAAGCGTAACAACGATGGTCGCAAAAATTACCCTATGGTATTCTGTACACCACCATCGGTAGACGATAGGTATGATGGTGTGTCATCGAGAGTTTGCTTAGACCAGCGTGTACCCATTGCAAGTGAGAGTTACACGGCTTCGTTTGACAGTACATCCGTTTCAGTAATTGACTTTGGAACCCCTTCTGGTGATTTTTGGTATGAGATCAAGGGTGATGGTTCTAATGACCTTGAGATGCAAGGAGGTGTTAATGGTCAAGTTTATAGGCTTGACTTTATAACTGACAACGATCTACTTACCGGTGTGGCTGATGATGCTACAAATTCAAAAGCGTTTATCCGAACTCTTGAGTCTCAGCAGAACGTAGACGATTCTCCAATTACAAATACTGGCGTACTCAAAGTGGATGCTAACACTACGCTATTTATTCGTTGTGTAGTTACTGATGAAGAGTATGAAGAGGTTGATCGTGTAAGCCTTATTGGTAGAGCTTTAGCTGCTGATGCAAGTAAGTTTGATGCCTCAGAGTCTACAATAGATCACTTTATTACAAGTATCAATACAACGCCTACAGAAATCTTAGGTCCTACTATTGAAGGAGTAAGTGAGTCAGTGAGTGTCATTAACGCTATTTCAAGTAGAAACATTACTCAATTTAGCTTTGGTGCTGCGTCAACTCTACCATTGTCGAATCTACCAGCTGCAAATGTTATTGATGAAAGTGATGTGTGGCTTAGGATCAAGAACATGCAGGACACCTCTACTGCCGGACAAACTAGTTGGTCAGATGTAAATGGTTTTTACAAAGTGGTGAATTACAATCTTTCGGGTAGTGGTCAGAGAATTGTGAACGTTCAAGTAATGCTTGATAGTAGAGATTCTTTTGACAGAAAGTTTGAAGGCAATTTTGGATTGACAGTGACTTCTATTTCGAAAGCTGCTAATGCAGTTGTAGATCTTAGCGCGGACTTGACAGGTAAGATTGTTGGAGATACAATTGCTTTAGGTGATGTAGAAGGCACTACTCCAGGTGGAGATTTTGAATCTAACGCTAACGGAGTTTTTGAAATTACTGCCATAAACTCATCTACTCAGATTGAGATCGATCTTGATAGTTCAAGTTTTTCTGACACTTATGTAGCTAACTCAGGATATCTGAGTGGTGCAGAAGTTGAGATATTTAGTAGCCGTCCTTACTTAGCTGAGTTTGAAGGAACCGCCGGCAACACTTTAGTTGGCAATAACTACAGCTACTTTGCTCATGGCGATAATACCTATGATGACTACACGGTAAAGGTTCAGCTATCTACTGGTATTGGTACCCAGTACAATCTTGTCGAAGGTAATGGTATTGTGTTCTCTGTGTATCAGCAAGGTAACATCATATTTATGAATGAGGTAGCTCGTGGTAATATTACTAACGCAGGGAAGATTGTTGGTAAAAACTCACTAAGTGATTTCTATTCACAGACTGAGGTAGGTTTGACCAGACTAAAAACAGTTCGTAAGATAATTACCGATACTGTAACTAGTCTGAGTTCTGACAATGTACACCTTGTAGATCTTTACGAAATCACGGATCTTAAGTCAACCACAGAAACAACTGCGGGTAGACTCGAGTATGGTAGTGCGAGTTACAAAGCTGATACAAGCTCAGGGAGTTCTTCTAAGTTGTTGATCAACGATCTTATAGAAGATCCTGTATTCAAGGCTACAGGTGATTCAGGAGTTAACGAGAGAGTTATGGGTAAAAGACTACACAGGTCTCCCAAAGGACATGAGCTTTTATTCGAAAGACTAAATCAAGTTATCGGTGCAAGTAGCTTTACGATTCCTTCGTAAATTTGCACTATGGAGCATTTCGAAGATCTTGTTTTTGATTTCATAAGTCACGAGCATTCTTGTAGAACGCTCTTGTTCATACTGCTGACTTACATGCTGTGGCTAAACCACAAGCATAAAAAAACGCCGACTGAGTAAGCCGGCGTTTGTCTTTTAAGAAAGTCTGTTCTACCACTTGACTCTGTTAGCCCAGTAAGCAGCGCTCATCTTACCTTTCTTGATATTTTTAGCATGACGAGCCTTAAAAGATTTAGCACGCTTGGTAGGTTTCTTGT